AAGTATTTTATTTATTGCCGTCGTTCTTTGAAACATCTGGGAATAATGGTTGCTCAATATTGGTTTGTTCTATTTGCTCTTTTAATGCGTTTAGCCTTGCAGTTATGCTTGGGTTGTATTGCCCTACCATACCACCTTTAATCTGGTCATCGCGTATTTCTTTGCGTATGCGTGTAGAGATAGTACAAAAATCTTCGTAAGCTTTGTTTGTATTCTCTAAATAATGCTTTGCAGTGAAGTTATATTTATCGTAACAAAAGATTTCAAACCCTTCTAAAGTGAATGGTACTTCTAGTGGTTCCCCTACCATATCACCTGTTCTTTGGTTTAGATGATATTTGAATCTTGGGTTCGTTTTTGTGTAGCTTTTATACTCCTTAAATATTTCTTCTAATTGTTTTGGGTCTTTAATTTTTTTAGGTCTCATATTAGTCTTCGTATGTTAAATAAACTTTGCGCATTTTCTCTATAATTTCACGAACACAACTTGCGCAACTTGTAGCGTTTTGCTTTACTTTAAAAATTCTATTGTATATTTTTAGTAGTGCTTGTTGTTCTGTTGGCTTAATAGTATTTCTTTCAATTTTAAACCATTCGTGCAACCATTTGTATTCGTCTTCTTGTAGGCACTCTGGCTTTCGTGTTCTGCTAAACATTTCGTTCAAGCGTTTTTTTCGTTCTTCGCACCCACAATCTTCGCCAAGTACAAACTTTGCAACTGCTGCTACTCCTGTTTTTTCTAATACCTTTTCTACTATGTCTCCTACTCCTTTAGGTTCTTTCTTTTTAGTAGTTCGTTTTTTTCTTGTTTTCTTTTTTGGTTCGCTCATATCTTCTCGTAATCTTTATTTATGTAGTCTTCGTAATCTTCGCTTATGTTTTCTTTTATTCTTTCTTTACAATACTTAATCGTGTGAAATATTGTGCTTGTGCCTATTCGTGTTTGCTTACTTAACTCACGCATCGATATTTTGTCGTTTCGATAAATATTAAATATGCGTTGATCAAACCAGTGCCACGTGTTTACTTCAGCTTGTATTCTTGCTTCTAACATCATTTCGGCATCTTGCTTTTCTATGTACTCATATTCTACACCTAAGTTTCTGCATTCGTTTATATTTACTTTTTGGTGTTTCTTTCTTTGTTTCATTAAGTCACAAAATATATTTCTTAAAGTGAAATGAATGTAGGCTCTGTTTACTGATCCGTCTTTTCGTAGAATCTTTGAAACGTCTGAATACTTATCTAAGCGTAAATACATTTCTTGCACTATGTCCTCTGCGTAAAGTTCTTCGCCATAGCTTCTAACTATGCGCACATAGTCATCGTGAAACTTAGCAACTTTTTTAAGCCAATTCATTGGTTAGTATCTAAACAAAAGTAATGATTATTTTCTAATAGTGTATAGACGAACTTTTAAACAAATAGTTGTGAATAAAAAAAGCGCCCATCTCTGAGCGCTTACCTTATACAAATTAACCTAATCAAAAAACAAATATACTAATTAAAATGGCATATCGTTTTTATCTTCTTTTGGTTTGTGACCATATCCAGCTTCTACTTCTGCTTGATACGGTTCTGAAAACTTAACACTAAAATACTTTACGCCTTCTTTAGATTCGTTTAGCCATAGTGCTAATTCTTTTTTTTTGCCATCGATCATAGCTTTGCCTTTGTAATCTGGCTGCTGCTCCGTTTTTTTGTAATCGTTTTTAAAGATTGCACCTGTGTTGTCTTTCTGTTCCATTTATTTATTATTTATTGTTTCACTTAAAATATAGGCACTCAACGTCTTTCGTTGTCGCCTTGCTTTTTCTTTTAAAAGCTTTTTTTCTTCTTGTGTTACTCTTATTGTAACGATGTCATTCTTTCGTGTTTTCATTCTATTAAAGTATTATAGTATTCTCTGCACTCTTCTATGCGTTTGTAGATTGCTTGTATTACTTCTTCATCGTAATTTACTTCAAACGTCTTGATTCGTTTTTCTGTAGGTATGTGATCAAAGTTGTGTTTGGCTTCTACTTCTTGGCGCAGTTCTTCGCTTTCATCAATCAAATGATTCTTCCAATGTTCTCGCCTTACTTCATCCTCTATTATTTCGCTTGGTGTGTTTGTTAAGCAGTAAACAAGTAAGCTTTCACGTTTACCTGTTAAAGCCATATAGCCCATTAGTTGATAGTAATAGTCTTTAGTTGGTATTTCTTCAGCAAAGAATGGAAACGTCGTGCCATCGTAACTGCTTTTGATATCTAAAAGAATATCGTTCGTGTTTACATCTGGCGTTCCTGTTAAGTAATCGTTGTTGAAGTGTTCTTCGTTCTTGTGCATAAAGCCACAATCTAAAACTTGTTGTGCAAGTTCTATAGATTCGCCTTCTACAATATTGCCTTTGTCGGTATAACGGCTTGAAAATTCTTTCTTGATGCCGTACATTTCTTCTATTGCTAACTCTTGTAAATACGTCTTGCAAGTCTTACTCAATACTTCAGACTTGCCTCTTGCATTGGTCATTATTTTACCAATGGCGCTGCATCTTATTTTTAACATATTAATATCTTAAATTAACTTTATTTCTACTTCTGTAATTATAAATGTCTTCTATTAACATTCGATATTGTGGTCTATTAGCACAATGAACTAAAGCAGTTGGTTGCTTCTTTAGTTTTTCAATAAAAAAATTAAAATCAAAATTAGGATTAGTAAATAAATTTAACATTGTTCCTACAAAAGTGCTTCTATTATAACCATTATAATATTTTTTTATAATTTTTAATTTATCTGCATTTATTTGTGCTAATTCAAAACTCTTTCCTTTCCAAGTTCCTTCTTCAAATACTTCTTTTAAGTTACTATTACTAACGTCCGACCTGTATTTTTGAGCTAAATTCGCAGCACGACCACCAGAAATGTTTGAACACATTCCAACACAATCATTAATTGAAAATTCTTTATTTAGCTCATAGAATTTTGATAATTTAACATATGATTCAATTCCTATACTTGCATAACCTTGCATATAATCTTTTACACCCCAATTTTTTTGATTAAGATTTAAACTATGAACTTCATTTAACGTATAGTTTTTAGCTACAATAAAATAAACACCAGCTTTTTGTTCTCTTGCTGCTGCCAATCTGTGTTGCCCATCTATAACTTCATATAACTCGTTAATTATTATTGGATTCATAAGAACACCATTTTCTTTCATACTTGCAGATATTCTTCTTATATGATTTAAATTAGGTATTCTGTTGCCGTCCATTATTTTAAACATACTTAAATCTTTTGTGAAATAAACTTTTGATATTTCTTGCACTTGGCTACTATTGTTTACCATTGGTGCTTCTTTCATTTTAAACATATATTTATTTTATATTGGTTGCTAATTGTAAGGCTTTTTGTTGCACTTCAGTAAGAATGTATTGCTCCATTAACTTATCTTTAGTGTATGTGCCTTCTTGTACTGCTTTTATTGCGCTTTCGAATCTTGCTTTAGTTAAAGTTTTCTTCGTGTTTTTCTCCTTGCCGTGTGTATTTGTTACATCGGCATCTTTCGTATCATCAATCAAAAACAATCCGTTCAGTGCGTACTTTCTTGCATAGCTTGATGAACTACCAAAGCTTTGTGCTATGTCCATCCCTTTACGATCTGGATTGATTCCAGCCTGTGCTTTTACTGCTTGAACTTTATTGCCGTCTGTAATCATTGCCGTAGCTTCAATATACATATATCCAGCTGCTTCTTTTACTTCATCTGTTAAGTTCAATACTAAACCACTTAATAACGGCTTAACGGCTTCCATAATATCTTCACAACTTCTGTATTTGTAATTACCAAACTTGTTGAATTGATTCTTTGGTGCTTTTAGTTCTTGCTGAATAATATTCAGTCTTTCGATTAGTGTGTTTTTCATAATGTATTTTTTAAATGTGTATACAAATATAACTAAATTATTTTAGAATTGTATATACTTATTAAACAATATTCCTTTTCTACTTTATTCGTGTTTTCAAAGTCGGTAGTTTTTGGCATCCTGTTATCTATGATCCATTTTGGTTTTAGTTTTCGCAAGTCAAAACAATAGATTCCTTTTGGTGTGTAGTTTACATACAATGGTATTTCTTCGTACAGGATGTGTTTAACCATTAGATGTATGTATTTGCTTCTTTCAAGCATTAAGTCATTGTAGTGTGTCTTTCGGCATTTAAGTTCTATTCGTGTTTTTGTAGATTTGCTAAAACAATCGTGCTTTGAATATTGGTCTTTGCTCATCTTTAAATCAAACCAATAGCGTTTAAGATATTCAAACAATTCACTTTCGGACATCTTTCTTTTTTTGTTTGTATAGTTCTATTATTTCTTTTA